ATGTGCGGCCGCATCGCCCAGAAGTCAGCGCCTGAAGACTACGTCGAGATCCTCTGGCCGAATGCCCGGCTGATCTTCGACGACGTGGCGGGGCCGCGGTACAACATCCCGCCCGGCACCCGGCCGCTGACCATGCACCGGCTGGTAGACCAGGCCGAAGCGCTGGCCAGACTGCCCTGGGGCTACAAGCCGCACGGCTCCAGCTTCTTCATGATCAACGCCAAGCTGGAGACGATCGAGCGCCACGGCTGGCCCTGGAAGCTGATGATCGGCACCGGCCGCATCCTGGTCCCGGCCGATGGCTGGTACGAATGGAAGGCGCTCGATAGCGGGCCGAAGCCGGCCAAGCAGCCCTACTACATCCACGGCGACGCCCCGCTACTCTTCGCGGGTCTGAGCGCGTGGCGCCGCGGTGCCGAGCTGGACGAGGCCCACGGCTTTGCCATCGTCACGAACGACGCCCTGGGCGGCATGGTCGACGTGCACGACCGGCGCCCGGTGGCGCTGCCGCCTGAGCTGGCCAGAGAATGGGTGGACCCGGCAACGCCAGTGGCCAGGGCAAAGGAGATCCTACGCGCCGGCCTGCCCGAAACGGCCTTTTCGTGGTACCCAGTCCGGCAGGAAGTCGGATCCAGTAAATACCAGCTGCCCGATGCTGTCGACCCGCTATGACGGCGGCTACCGTGCCGCCTGTTGCTCATACAGCGCCTGAGCAGCCGCGAGCGTAGCGCGAGATCCGACCAGGGTGCCGACATCTCCCCGGCTCTGCCAGAGTTCATGTCGGTATCCGCCATCGACCCAGACCCGACAGATCGTCCAGCCCGGCGGGCCGGACCAGTAGTAATCGTCCCTCTGCTGCCAAGCCGCCGCATCCACCATGATCCGCCCCCTTCTCGGCCAGAAACGGGGCCAAGTTGAACGGATTCTATGCTCGCATATACTGTATGTCCATACAGTTTTTTTGGGCCACAATTGGCCTTCGAGCATGACCGAGTTTCAATTTGAGCTGGTCGCGCGCCTACTCGGCACGCCCGGGCCTGCACGCGCGGCGGCGCGCCAGGTGCTGGTATCCGGCCAGTCGCCCACGGCGGCGGCAGAGCTGCAAGGCTGCGGCGAAGACGAGCTGCAGCAGGTGTTGGCCGAAATCGAGACCGCGGTGCTCGACATCCGCGGCGCCTTCGTCCTGCACACACCCGCCGACTTTCGCGTCACCGTCGGCCATCATGACCACCATCGCAGGCCTGGCGCGATCGCATTCGCCGCCGGCGACGTCGTGCGGCTGGTGGCTCATTCTACCGAGCGATGGATCCCTGTCCGCGTAATCGCCACGCCGGAGCAGCCGGGCGGCTACTACCAGGGCATCATCATTGAGCAGCTGGTGAAAGCCAGCCGCTTTCAGGCTGGCGACCGCGTGCTGTTCGGCGAGGATCAGGTGCAGGCGCCGGCGACCGAAGCCGATCGCGCGCGCCGGCCGATACGAACGCCCCGCCGCTACCGGGGGTGGTGATGCCTTTCCGCGCCCCCTCACCCACGACGAGCTGCGCGCCATCCGCGAGCGCCAGCCCTGGAACCCCGACGTGCTGACCCTCCTATGGGAGGTCAAGCGCCTGCGCTCGATGATGCTGCGCGCCTATCAGCTCTCGGGCGAATTCCACCGGCCTGTCGGCGTCCTCGCCAACTGCTACGACGAATACATGGCTCAGCTGGTGGTCGAGCCCTGTGTGCTCGAGCGCGACGCAGACGTGGCCGAGATGCTGAACGCGCCGGCCCAGCCTCGCAAGGGCTAAGGGCGCACGTTGCCGCGCACCGCCTCGTAGGCGCGTTCGCAGGTCAATCCGGCGATGCGGGCACGGTCCGCAACTCCTGCAAGCGCTTCAGCTCGGCCGCTAACCCTGCTGAGCATGTAGGCAAGCAGATCGACGGCGCTGGCCCCTGTCGGGCTTCCATCGGCAGCATCGGGATCTCGGGCGACTGCGGCGCGAGCCAGCGCGTTTGCGTGGGTGCGCAACCGGTCACGCTCAGCACGAGCGCCAACAGCATTAGCGGCCGCAGCGGCGGCCAATTCTTGAGCGTCATCACGAGCTTTCTCCACAGCGGCAGTGCGCCGCCTGCCCTCCTCTCGAACCGCTTCGAGTGCGGCAACGGTGGCCTGCGCTTGGCGGTCGCGCTCCAGCGCGAAAGCCGCCGCCTGGCGGGCGATTGCGGCATCCTTGCGCCAGCCCTGCGCAGTCCAAGCTGCACCAGCAGCCAACGCAGCGCTGAGCAACGCCACGACCGCAGAGCGCCGCCAAGCGCCCACTACAGCCCTGAGAGACATAGCGCTCGCTCCTCCAACCGGCGGTTGCGCAGGCCCTGAACGAAGCGCTTGCGCCCCCGTTGATCGGTGACATAGGACCAAACCGGCGCGCCGTCGGGCGCGTTGGCCAGGGCATTGCATCCCTCGGCCAGCCTGCCAGCATTGATCAGGCCCACGGCACGGCTGGCGCAGGTGGACGGTACTCCGAAGTTATGCGCGTGGCTGCTGAGTGCGTCGAAGATCGGCTGGCTGATGGCGACGTTGATGCACCGAGCCAGCTGAAGCTGGCCCTTGCTCACCACCATGCGCTCGACCTCCGCGCAGCGCTCGGGCGACCAATAGTCGCCCACGACGACAGGGTACGGGCTGGTGTGCTTGGTGACCCCCTTGCACACCGTCGGCAGACCGCGCGCGAGTCTGTCGGCATACACGACTTGCTGCCCCTGCCCCTCCCAACGGCCCAAAAAATCCATCAATCTGACCGACGCCAGAACCAGCACCCCAGATGCAACAAGGGCGGCAACGCCGCCCTTTATTCTTCTTCCAGGTCGCATGATTCTTCATCCTCGTGCTGCTTCCCGGTGGCTGCAACCGTCCGTGCTATTCGCAGATGTTGCCACTTAAACCACAAGTTAACTAACAGGCCCACAACAGCAACTGCCGCACCCACGAGGGCGGCAAATTCATTGGCGGATAGTCCGAAAATCACGGCCCACCCGCTACCGACATACGTGACGTTCGCCGCCACTTTATCCACGATTGGCTGTGGCTCCATGGCTTCACTCCAAAACCGTCGCGCCATCATTGACAATCATCCGATGCGGCAGCGCATAACCATGCTTGTCCAGTGCGGCCCCTGCTCGCACCTTTATCAATCCGTTGCGCCCGAAGGCCAACGGGTGTCCTATCCGTACCGTTCCCGACTCGACAGTCGTTGTACCGATATAAGTATTTGCCCCGCTCACCGTCAAAATCACATCTGAATCCAAAGCGTAAGTCAGAAACACATACTCTTGAATGCCAACCAGTGAGATTGCAGCACACCCGTACCCGATCTCGCTCTCAGCCGTAGCAATCTCCTGGCTACGCGCTTCAATGATGTCAAAGTCCAGCCCCAGCTGTGAACCCTCAACATAGCGCGCATACATTACACCGGCCTTGATACCATCACGGTCGTCGTAGAAGCGCACCTTGACCGCCTTCGTATACTGGCCCGCCACGATCTGCAGCTGTACCTCCTTCTGATCGTCGATTTTCCGAAAGTGAAAAACTCGCGCCCGGCGCCCGCTCCCTACCGAGGTGCCTCCCATCCAGGCATCGGACACACCCGTAAGTTCGGCTACCGAAGAAAACCGCGCCACCAGCTTCCCATCTGGCAAAGCAGGCAAGTAGCCCTTGACACGACGAGCCGGCCCTCCGGCCAAAGGGCCAGACAGGCTCTCATCCCCCCTGCCACCGCTGATCCGTGCCTGCGTGCCAAGCGAAAGCGGAGCTCGTGTGTCGAACGGCTTACCGTCAAGTAGCAACCGACTGGCATGCCCTCCACTCTGTAGAGTCGAATCGGCCCACAGACATACACCAACCCCTATCATCAGACCTCCCCCGTGATATCCGTTGCCGTGGTGCCGGTCGAGAACACTCGCACGACACGCAAAGGATGTCGCCCAGCAGCCAGCGCGGCATAGGTGTGTTCAGTACCGTCGGCGAAGCGCACTCGCATGGATCCCGCCGCTCCAAGGTACAAGGCTCGCGTCACTTCACGAAGGTCTTGCGTATCGCTCGGAGTGACGGCGAAGGCGCTATTGACAGGCCCACCTAAGCTCGGCTGATACAGGATAAAGCGATCTTTCATCATGCTTCACTCTCAACACAAAAAAAGCCCCCTATGGGCCCGTTCATTCATTGGATTTCGGGTACCTATGCTTCACTGCCTTGCACTGATCGATCCAGCGAGCCACCTCATCGGGCAACGGCACGCCTGCCACCTGCAGCGCAGCCGCCAGCTTCATGGCAGCATCTAGCTGGTCACCAATAGGTGGGTATGCACGCGCACGGCGCTCAACGTGAGACGCCTTATAGCTGATCTTCTGCATGCTCGATCGTCCCTACCCAGTCCTTGTATGGCCAGCGCTTTACTGTGATCTGGTGTGTCCCCTCCTCCCCAAACTCCAGCTCCACGCGGCTGTCCGTCACCTCGTAGTAGCCGTCCTGGCCGATCATCAGATCCGCCGGCGCCTCGGGCGTGGCCGGCACGCCTGATAGCACCAGGCCACGCCGAGTGATAGGGCTCGCTGGACGCGGCACTACCTTTCCATCGACCACCATGTAGTGATCGGGGCTGTACAGATCGTCTACTTCCAGAACCTGCAGCCCCATCGAACGCGCATCAGCCTGCGTACGGTGGGCCTGACCTTTTGTGGCCTGGTGAATGCGCCCGATCTGGTCGTACATAACAAAATGCCCCATGCGGGGCTTAAAAAATCCACTCATCTCATCACCGCTGGATCGCCAGCACTGCTACGCGGCCGCCTATGTAGTACGTACCATCGACCGGATGTCTGGCTTTGATCGACCAAGAGATCGTTTTCCCTCCCGGCAAGGCATCGCTGATCCAGGTAATCATGGCAGCCCCATCGGGAGGATTCGACAAAGCATTCGGGATGATCTCTCCGTCGATGGAAACAATGGTGTTACGCCCAAATGGAAACCGCCCTCCCGATTGCGCGTACTGCATAAAGACTACTACCGAACCGCCATAGGGCAGGTACAAACTACCGGTCGCAACAGTCGCCAACTCCGATCCCCCTCGCCCCAAGGACTTGGAGATGATGCTGTGAGAGCCTGTCACAACAGCACCAGATGCGAGGCGCAACGTATCGACCTGCGCGACACCTATATGGGCAGTCTTGACGTAGGCCGTGGTGAAGCTGGCCAGCTTCGCTATCAGAGACTCGGCGTTGATCCGATCGGCGCTCATAACGCCTACCACGATCTTTCCCGCGTCTAGGCTCTCGATCTGCGCACTCTTGATCCAGGCCGTCCCGATGAATGCCTTATTTAGGAAGGTTTGCCCATTCTGGACCACGAATGGCGTGGAAATCTTTCCGTTCGCTAGATTGAGGAAGGCGAAGCGATCCGCAAGAAAGTAGACCGATGTTTGCACCCGGCCGCGCTCATTCGTGTAGGCGCCGAGCGCCATGCCAGCCGCGTATACCTTGCCGTCTTGGGCGACCTGCGTCTGGACAGACCAGGTCGCCCGCAGACGTCCATCTAGGCTGGAAAGTGCCGTGCTAGTCTGCTTTACAGCCGTTGCACTCGCACCATTTGCTGCAATCGCATCTTCGACCCGACGAGCCAATGCGCCATCCTGGTTAAGGCGCTCCTCTCTTTCCTGATCCAGCTTCGCAGTGACCGTATTGATGTTGCGCCCCATCCCCGAAATGGTCTGCGTCAAATCACGTGTCAGCTGCTCCGGCCCGATCTGGCCACTCAAGTAGTCAAGAATCTTGCCCGCATCGCTACTTGCACTACCCGGCACGCCCTGCCCGTCGGGATACCATGGACCCACCTGTCCCGCCTCGTCGCGTATTCGCCCCCAGAACCAAATTCTCGTACCATGGCTCAGGCCGAATCGGGTAAAGCGGCTTTGAGGCAACCGAAACTCTCCCATCAACGAAGCATCCCCGAGGTTGGAAGTCGAAGACTCCCAAATCTCGACTGAGCTTATCCATGGGGCGTCCGGCACAGTCCACGCCAATTCAATCGCCATCACTTGGCTTACCGCCGTCAACGCGGAGAGCCTAGGCGGTGGTGCAGCGCTTGCGCTAACGTTGCCCTGCCAAGTCTTCCACGGCCCGGACAATGCGCCGACACCTCGAACCCGCACCTGCCAGGATCCCGCGCGAAGGTGGACCTCAAGACTCGGTAACTCGGCCATCCCCAGAGGCTGCCAATGTACGCCTCCATCGTCACTGGCTTCAAACTCGTAGCGATAGGCACCGGAGGCCGGCGTGGCTGATACGATCTGTTGTCCTGGTCGAGGAGCGGAAAACACCGTCACGCCATCAACAATCGGCCCCAGCGGTACGATGGGTAGCAAAGAAGGAGACGCGAACTCCGGTTCCTGCCCACCCAGTTCCGCTGTATGCACCGATGGTGCATAGTTCACCAAGTCCAGCGTCCATAATCCACCCTCGCTCGGCACCGCCCGCATTACCTGTGCAAGCAATGCCCGCCGCTCGCCTGGACCAAACGTGTAGTGGGTAGGCTCTTCAGTTTCCCCTGTAGAAATATACAAACCGTGCCCATCAACCAAATCCGCAATGCGCATCTCACGCTCGTGCGAGCCCGGCTCGACGCGAAAAGGTCCGGCGGGTCCGCCATCTCGGCCGCGCAAACTGATATAGTGGTTCTGGCCTTGCCACCACTGCAAAGGCTCGGACGTAGTAAGCAGAAGCGCACGAGGATCGTAGTCTTCCACGATTCCCGACAGCCCCCACTTGGGAACATCATGGCTGATCTCGACTAGATCGGCATAGCCCGGAATGGCTCCTTCCAGTTCCGTCTGAAAACTAGCAAAACGCCGCTGGTCCCGGTTGCGGGCCAATAGTGCCATGCCCTCACGCCATGCCTGCGCACGCCCCGTCACACCCACTAGACGCAACCGATAAGGCCGCCGTTTGGCCGCACCGGGCCAAGCACACTCCACCTCGTCGTCCTTCCACGTCCTCTCGTTGACGAACTCGACAATGATGTAGTCTGGGTCGTCATGCGCTGGAAACACATAGTCAACGGAGAACGAACGCGTCACGATGTTGGCGGGCGTAAACATCTGCGTTCGCACGGACTTGGGCTCATCTCTGATGACATCTATCACGCCAGCGTGATAGATCGGTAGCGCCCGCCCAGCACGGGCGATCTGCGTCACTGCTTCCCAAAATGTCGTACTGACGTCAAAAACGCCGTCGAACCAATCGCCCCGCTCATCCCAGACTTTTGCCAAGCGATAGAGTGCCGCCAGATTGATGCGGCTGTCCGGCAGTCCTCGTCCATACTCCCGGTCCGTGCACGCATCGGCGATCGCCCAGGCAGGATTACGAGTAGGTTTGAGGTCCTGGGACCACCCTTGGACCGGATCCCAGGTTCGCAACCGCCGGGTGGCGATAATATTGATCCGCCGCGCGGTGGTTTGGTTCAGATTACCCGTCGCGCGCATAGCTACCGCCAGCATCGTGACGTTTCCATAAGTCCGCTGAGATGGCAGGTAGGACCGCAACCCTAACCATGTCACGTCGCGGATCATACGGGTAGCGCGCTCAGCAAGGTGGCCAGAATTTCGCTCTACGCTAATCTCCCAGCGACCAGGCTCTACCTTGTACCGAAATGTCCGGTATTGGGGCGTAAGTGTTGCCGCGACAATGTTCTCCCTACCCAGAACGATCGTAGTACCAATCGGCTTTCCTGAATCATCGATTTGGCGCGCGTACACATTGACGCCGGTGCCAGCCGATTCCAACGTCCCATCATGCGCCGCGTAGAACAACCCCTTTGGCAGGAGGATATCTATAGCGATTTCACTAGCCAGGGTACCCGGCGGGTTTGCTGCGAACGGCCCTTTGGGCCCGGCTCCTTCCACATTGATCGCAGGTAACTCAATACCTTGTACTTCCGCAGAAGTGACGACATTGTCTGGAAACAGCGTCACCTGCCCGCCAGGCTCCACCACCTCATACTCGACCTCCGAAAAATTTCCTATCGGAGTCTCTTCGATTCGTATCTCTTCAATTTCATAGCGCCCTTGTCCAACGCAAAACAACTGGTAGAGATGGGTCTGATTGTTGACCATCTCCGTGTAGGGTTGCGCAGCAAAATCGAGGTACGAACGATACCTGCCGTAGCGAGCAGGTATGGCTTCCATTGGACGCGCCATATTGCCCTGTGCGCTTAACGTATAGGTGGGACTGGCTTTCTCACGCTGCAGCGAGCCTGGCAACCGTGCTGGTGGAAAAAGCGAGTTCACCACCATCCCACCGACCAGACCAACGGCCGTCGCCGCTCCAGCACCAACAGTCAAAGCAGCGGCGCTAGTCGCCGCAACCCCGGCAGCGCCGGCGTACGCAGATGCCGCCCATGCTCCTACACCCGCCGTAGCTGCAGCCAGTGCCGCCATAGCGACCACTTGCAGCGGATTAGAGCCCCCACCCCCAGCCGGCAAGACAACGACCGCCACGACATCATGCTTTCTCAACCGAACGTGCCACGCCGACTGAACCTTCCAGCTTCCATTGAGCTGCACGACAAAGGTCCGTGTGCGCACAAGACTCTTGCCCCGTCCGACGATAAAACCTTCCCGCCGCAACACCGTATCCAGGCGGACACCTTGTGGTGCCACGATGGTTTCTTGCCGCAAATGTGGCCGAAACGGATCGCGCTGTATCGTGATATCAGGCATGGATTCGATAGAAGATAGGCTGAGAAAAACCCATCGTGAACAGCGCGCGCATGGGAGAAAATATGACGCCCCGCCCTTCTAGCGCATGCAGTACGCCACCGCCGTCAAGGTCAAGATAAATGCCGACATGCGGATCATTTCCAGCACGCAACATCACACCATCGCCATGCTGAGGATGAGTCACAATCTTCCAGGCCCCCGTGCGCATCTTGTGCGCATACAGCGCACGTGCTTGCTCACCCAGCGCAGTTTCAGGTATACCGCCTTCAAAGTATCGCTCTCGACATTCCCTCAACAGGCCCCAGCAGTCATAAGCGTCTGGTCCTCGCCCACCCAAACGCCACATCAAGCCGATGTAGCGATTCACATCGCTGCTGGTCATCGGAACAACCCCGGAAAGCGTTCACGCACGTAGCGCTCATGTGGAAACGCCCAGTTATGGACATCAGAAAGCGTCGCTGTTCCAGACACGGAAGAACCCGTCACTGTCACCTTGTTCAATTCCATTGTGATAGGCGGGTTCATTTGAGGCATGCTAAGGTCCGTCGACAAATACGGACGATAGGTAACGTAGATGGGAAACCGTGACTGCACAGCCGCTTCGACATGATCGACGATCTGTTCGCTGGCACCGTCTATGGCAATAAGCAGCGATGGAACCTGACCTTCTTCAAAACCGGGCAATCGGAATCGGAATGCACCTGCCTGAAACATGACGTCTTGCCCGCCGTCAAGCGGCGCCTCAGTTTCCAAGCGGGCACGGATGTCCTCATACCCGAGCACAACGCGAACAGCGGTTGGCTCTCCATGCGGATCTACGAATGCCGGGTGACGCAGTTCCAACGTATCGAACACCACACGATCTTGCGGCGCACTGGCGTAGGCTTCCTTCAAGGCTTGTTCGAGTGACATGACAAAAGCACGGGACAATATGTAAATGCAACGCGAGAGGCTGCAACGCCATTCCGGCATTGCGCATTACGCATCGCTCATCGTTTCCAATTGACCAGAGACACGCCATAGGTCTCCTGGTATCCGTTCTTCACGGGGAACGGGAAGCAACCACCGAACCTTTCTGAGCTTCAGCCCACCTGGGCCGTTGATGGCCATCAGGAACCATCCCGCATAGCCGTTCAGATCGATGGAGCAAAACCGCTGATAGGCATCGTATTGATCACCATCCAGCACGAAGCTCACGGGTGCATGAATCGGATACACGCGGGAATGTCGCCGGTGTCGGGAACGCCCACTATCCATTTCAGTGCGTTGAAAAGGCGAGATAGGCTGGCGCGAGAATTCCACCAACGGCAAGCCCGCTGGCCAAACTGGAAGGGGCATATACGAAACCTATGCGAGTTGACGGCTCAGCCCGTAACGCCGCTCCAGGGCACGAGGCAAACTGCCCATGCCTGAGTCGATGTCATGGGCGAGCTGGTCCTTTACCTGGCGGAAGATTAGATCGAGGGTCAAGCCGCCGCGAGCGTCAGGCCGCGCACGAACCTGTGGCTGGGACTCCACACCGTGCAGGTTCACTGTCACAGGCGTCGAGGGGCGATAGGAACTGTGTGTCAGTGGTGTGACATGTCCACCGTCCCCACCCGCCAACAGATAGGTGCGGCCGCCCTCGTCATACAACTCCGGACCATTCTCAGCCACTTCATAAAGGCGGCGCGGTAGGGTGGGGCCGCCCATCGCGCGTCTACCAGCCAACTCGGGCATGGCCCAACTGGCCGTAGCCGGAAGCGCTGACCCGAATGCGTTCCTGAACACACTGCCAAGAGCGCTTGCCAACGGCCCGGTTATGCTCTGCCGTACGGAAATGCGCGTCAAGTCTGCAATAATGCTATCGGCGAAGTCGGCAAAGCGAGCCTTGCCCGTGACGACCAACTTGACCAATGCATTCTCAGCCCCTGAGAACGCATTGGCGAATGCGCTGCGCGTTAACTTCGCGACATCGCTGACCAGTTCAGCGTAGTCGTTGAACGCCTGCCTCGCCCCTTCCTTCCAGTCCTTTTCTAGAAGCCGCGCCTTGTTATAGTGGTCGGCCAGCAGTTCCAGACGCCGCTCTAGGCTCTGTTTGAGCACACGAACGCGATCCGCATATGCTTGTGGGGTTATTTCTTTCGCCTCGTTCTGCTCTGCTGCGCGCTGCACTTGACGCTGAAAGTCGCGGTAAATCTGCTGCTGAGCGTGTAGTTGCTCGCGCAGGCGTGGACTGGCCGTCAAACCTGCCAACAGGTCGTTGTAGCGCTGTTGGTCAGCAATGAGCGTCTCCTGCGCCGAGCGCTCCAGCACCTTCAGCTGAACCGCTTCCTTTTTTAGGGTGATCTGGTCCGCCAGTCCGGCGTTCAACTCCAGCTGCTGCCGGAGGGCCTGTTCGTTTGCCAGGACGCTCTTCTCGTCCGCGCTGAGCTGGTCCCTTGCCTTCAGATCCGCGATCCGCTGTTCGAACTTGACCAGTTCCTGGCGCGCTGACGTGATCTTGACGGCACTCTCCAGCTGAGCCCGCAGAGCGGCTTCCTGCTCGCGGGCGCGCTCCAGCTCCCGGACACCAGAAGCAACAGCTCCCTTCGACCCGGCGAACTGCCTCTGGATCTGCGCCACTCGAGCGACGTGCAGCTTCAGCGCCTTTTTATACTCGTCGCTGTTTTGCTTGAACTCGGCTGTTGCCTTTTTGAATGCTGCGTTCTCTGCCTCCATGGACGCCGCCAGTGACGCACCCTTGTGCGACTCCAAATAGCTGTCCAGGTCTTTGCGAGCCTGAATACCGCGCGCGACGGCGCCAGCTTGGTCGGCGCGAGACTTGGCCGCGGCCTTTTGCCACTTGTCCAACTCCTCGAGGCCGGCGATCTCGCCACGCAACTGCTTGATCCGGTCGTCATCGAGGAAGGTGCGAAAGCGCGAGGTCTCCAACGACTGGAGATTCTTCCGTGCCTGGGCCAGCTTCTGTTCAAGCGCCTCTTCACGACCGACCGCCAGCATGGCGTCCCAGGCGCCTTTTGCGACGTCGGTCACCGCTTTCCATGCACGTTCCAGATCGCCAATGTTCTCAACGACCTGCGGGTAGCGCTCCTCCATTGCCTGTGCGTAGGTGTTCAGCGCCAGCCGCGCAGCGTCCTGAGTCCGTCCCTCGGCCTCCAGCGCCTTTACCTGGTCATAGACCGCCAGCGTCAGGAAGTGGTAGCGCTCGTTCAGTTTAGTCAGGGCCTCGGCGGGCGCGTCAGCGATCCGCTCATAGTCCTTGACCATTTCGTCGACGCTGCGCCCAGTGGCGGCCTCGGCCAGTACCGCAGCACGGCCCAGCCCCTCAATCGAGTCGCCGGCGATTTTCCCGGTCTCGACCAGCTTCGTTAGGGCTGCAGCAGCGTTTCCGGTGGTGCCCTGAATATCGGAGATCCGATTCGCCATGGCGGCGAGCTGGCTTTCCGTCACGCCGGCCGCGTTGCCAGTCAGCGTGATAGCGGCAGTAAAGCGCCGCCCTTCCTCTGCCCCTTGTTGGTACGCCACTGCTAAGGCGACTGCACCCGCGGCCGCCGCGGTAAACGGCGTGATGAGGCTGGCGACATAGCCACCCACGGCCTTTATCGCCGGCCCAATGCCGCCGAAGAGGTCTTTCAACTGACCGCCTTGCTGCAGGAGAACGTAGAAGGGAGACTGACCCGTGGACAAGCCTACTGCGATATCTGTCATCTGCATCGGCAGTGAACGCATGGCCGTCCGCATTTCGCCCACCGACAGAGTCGCTGCGGCGGTCTGAGCCTGAGCGGCCTTGGCCGCCTTGCCCATGGCTCCAAGTCCTGTAGCTGCCGCCTTTCCCGCCGTACCAACCTTAACCGTCGCCTGCTCAGCTTTCGCGCCGGCCGCCGCCAGCTTGTCAAGATCAGTAGACGCACCTTTGACTTGGGTGCTGTCCACGCGCAGTACGAGAGAAGCGACTTCATCAGCCATAAGGAACCGTTTACACCCAGCCGGGGTTACTTCTTGTTCATCATCCGCAGGGCTGCGGACTCCATGACGCGCACACCGTCGAACACATCGATCTCTTGTTCCGGCGGGACGCCAAGCATACGCATGACACCTGCGAGCGCGCCGTAATCGAGGCCAGTTGGCCCGGCGAAGCCAATGCGCCACTGTGAGCCCATCGCTTCGAATACCACCTTGGGCATCACGTTGTCCGGCCACAGTTCGATTACCGCGGCGGGAAATCGTCTGGTCTCAAGCCAAACTCGGCCAATTGGGCCTTATCCGGCATCGGCCGGTACATTTCCTCCGCCGCGGCTATCAGTTTTTTCGGCGAGCCTGCAGCAACTCGAGGCTGTATGCCTGCACTAATGCCGGTACTGCGCCCTGGTAGTTCTGGATCAAAAGCCCGACTGCCTCGTCGCTGAATTCCATGTCGGGGCCGTCCCAGCCGGCGATCATCTCGTTCACCAGTGCGATATCCTGGGACGCCTCCGACTTGTCGGCCCGCTCCAGGAAGTCCTTCATCTCGTCCCGTGATTTGTGCCTGAACGTGACCTTGATATTGGCTGGCTCTTCACCATGCCGGGGTATTTCCACCGGTACTGTGAAGGTCGGAGCCGGCTGGAGCTTGAATATGATGTTGCTCATCTCTCCCCCTCATCACGCCAGCGGCGCATAACGTGTGAAATCAGACATCATGGAGAACGTGGCGGTGTTCTGCATATTCACGTCCAGCTCCATCGACGGGTCCGAATCGAAGGACGGGTACACCAGGTAGTACAGTTCGTCGTGGTTGGGCAGCTTCGCCCTCAACACAACCGCATCTTTAGCCGCGTCGGCTTCTTTCAACGCCTCATACCATGCCAAGGCGGGGTCGTAGTCCAGCGTCAGAGTGATGAACTTGGCGCTCTTGTAGGTCGGGCGTTGCCGTTGACGACTGTTGCGGTCTTCGACGTACCTCCATTGATAGAACTGCTGTTCACCTCCTGTCTTGGCCACATTGGTGACCTGTGACAGGTCTACCCATGTCGAAACTGGCGTTGCCGTGCCAATACCCTGCCCCTTGGAAAACCGACCGACCTTCGTCGTATCGATCCCCTCCAATGCGAATGTGTTTGATGCTGTGTTGACCGCACGTACAACACGTTCGTTCAGCTCCGGCCAACCGGACTTCATGATCAGGATCGTGCCTGCCTTCGGCGGACTCGTCGCGCTGGCGACGGCAGGATTGGCATTAGTAATTGCAGAAACAGCAACAGCCGCACCCAATCCAGTAGATACCGAGAAGACGGTGCCGTTGGGGAATATTGCGCTGATGATAGTTCCTTAGGGGGCCAACGGCCCCTCATCGAAGCCCAGAGGGCAATAAAAAACCGCCATGTGGCGGGTTCCAGTTGCGCCCTTACGGGCCATCGGCATACGCCGAATCTTCAGATCGAGCATCCTTCGTGCAGCTTCCGCTTCTTGGCTACATACGCCGCATGAGCTACGGCGGGGTCATCGAACAGCCCGACCTCGTGTGCCTTCCCCGCAACCTGTACGCGACTGCGCCATTTCTTCGCACCTCGCTCCCAATACACCCCTAGGTAGCCTGATTTATTGTCAGCCTGGGGGTGTCGCCGGTTCTGCATATTCACGGCCTGAGGGACATCCCGAAGGTTTGCAATGCGATTGTCTGAGCGGTCGCCATTCATATGGTCTATATGCTGTGTGGGCCATGCTCCGTGCATATATAGCCAGGCAAGCCTATGCGCCAGATACCGCTGTCCGTCGATGCCGACGCGCTGATAACCGTTGGCGGTGGCATGGGCCGCATCGTCGCCCACATTGTGACGCTGGGCGAGGCGGACCAACCGCGTGAACTTGCCCGTTTCGGGGTCGTAATGGACAACTGAACGCAGTCGTTCCGCCGTGATTCTGGCTTCGTTCATTGCTATTTCACTCCGGGTAAAACTGGACGTCATATCCCAGGGATATGGGCACGGTGTGATCGGCGTCTCCCGTGGTGGGCTGTCCGTTACTGATCGGTGTGCGCACGCGCACCGCGAGGCCGCCGGACTGCATGACCAGGTTCACGGGGAACAGCGCGTCAAGCTCCGCCGCAACCTGCTCCGCGCTGCGCGACCCGTCGCCGATCGGCATCACCACGTTCACCTGGAACACGCCGCGGTACTGCCGGTGATCGCCGGCGGCGTCCCGGCTGATGGTCGCGGCGGGCATGACATAGGCGCGCAGGTAGACCCCAGCGGCGGGCGGCGTGAACTTCGTGTTCTGCCACGCCACGGGCAGCGCCGGCGTGCGGGCCTTGGCCCAGTCGCTCAGCCGCTTCTCGAAAGCGGCGCGGATCAGGTCCTGGCTCATTTGTTCGCATCCTTCGCCGCCTGGCTCACGTATTGCTGGAATTCCTGCACCGTCAGCTTGACCATGCCCTGGGGAGCCTGCTTTGACCACCCGTTTTCCAACCGCACCGCATAGGGCAGCGAGTTGGAAAGGTAGGTCACACCGCCAGCGGCGGTCTGCCGGATCTCTGCGACGAGGCGATGCAACGTCACCTGCCCGCCTGGATCGATCGCCATGGTCGTGCCGCGCTGCACGCCCGCCGCCGAGAATTGCCAGTTCGCCCGGAACCGGCCGGTGTCGACGGGCGACTTCAGGATCACGCCCTGGGCCAGCAGCACCGTGGCCTGGCGCGTCGCGGTGTCGACGTTGCCCTTGGCGCGCGCGACGAACTTACCGAGATCAGCGGTGAAGCTCATGCTTGCCTCAACTGCAGTTCGAACAGCAGCACCAGGCCGGCTGGCGCCAACGTCTTGACCGTCACCACGCGCCAGGTGGCGCCCAGCGCCAGCACTAGGTCGGCCGGCTTGGGCTCGGGCATCGCGCCGCCCGCGGCCAGCTCCGGCGCCAGATACATCTGCTTGTCGCCGGTCTCGATGACGGAGCCGGCCATGTTGGCCAGGCCCGCGGCCTGCGCGGTGTAGTCGAACAGCGCGCCAATGCCGTCGTTGTCCACCGTGGTGGTGGACGCCTGACCAAGATCCGGGTCATACTCGCCCGTCACTATCTGGCGCACAGTCACCGGGCCGCCGAACTCATCCAGCAATTCTTGGGCGGTAGCGGCCATATCGGCATAGTCGAAGGTGGCCATCAGTCGGGCTTCCCTGAAACATTCACGTCCATGATCAGCGTGGCGCGCCAGATCGGCTCATCGGTACCCGCTTCCAGCTTCACCGCCACCAAGCCTGGAATCGGTGCGCCGTCCGCCGTGTACAGCCGGATGCCGCGGCAGTCCTGCAAGCCTGGCGCATCGGTGGGCGTCGGTAGAACCAGGCGAAGGAAGTTGCCCATCTCAGCACCTCACCAGCTTGACCGACGAGCCGTAGGACGACAGCCAGCGGCGCAGCATGGCCGTCACGCCCGCATAGCGCGTCTGGCCGTCGTTGCGCGCGCCGGCGGCGTTGGCGTACTTCGTCGTGATCGGGCCGACGGTCTTCTCGATAGCGGCGCCCACCGTGGTGCCGCTGACGTCCTGCCACAGCGGGCTCTTCAGCGCACGCGCCGCCAGTTCGCAGCAGGCGTTCACGACCTCGCGCGGCACGCCGGTGGCGACCGTGCGCGGCCATTCCAGCGCCTGGATGTCGGTGGCGCGCTCGCCGCGGTAGGTGTATTCGCCATCCAGGTACAGCGTGGCGTTGCGCAGCGCGGCTTCCAGTGCCGCAGCCTCGCCGGCGAAGGCCAGGCCATGGTCGGCTGCATAGGCCTGGCAGTCCGCCACGCTCACGTAGCTGTCCGCGTTCGCCAGGCCGGATCCGTCTTCGACGATCAGGGGCATTGAGGTATCTCCACAGGCTGACGGAAGCCCCCGCGTGAGCAGGGGCGACCGTCAAACGGCGGTCAGGCCTTGGCCGGATCCTTGACCGGGTCCTTGGGCGTCGGCTCGAGTTCCTTCTCCTTGGCGGCCTCGGCCTTGCCCTTCGGCCGGTACTCCGGCTTCAGGGTGACCTTCGGCACGTCCTTGGCGGCCCCCTTGCGGTCCTCGGTGGCGTTGGCATCGACGATGCGCACGCCTGCCTTGGCGGCCTCGGCCTTGACGTCCTGCTCGTAGCGGTAGAACGGGCCCGGCAGGTACCAGATGGGCAGCTTTGCTTTCATGGTGTCCCCTTACTTGGAAGCGTCACCGATGGCGATAACGCCGGCGGTGTGCTTGATATCGGTAGCCACTTTGTCCCAGTTGGTGCCCGTGGCCAACTCGGCGTCGGTCGGCGACTTGCCGCCGGTGGCCTCGTCCCACGTGTAGCCCTTGAGGCCCAGACCAAATGTGTAGTCCGCCTGGAAGGTGGTTTCGATGCGCTCCTTGCCGTTCGAGGTTTCGATGTTGGTGATCAGATCGCCGCCATCAGACACTGTTGCAGCGCCGGCCACCAGACCCAGCACCTTCTGCAGGTTGGGCGTGCCCGTGGCATAGAGCGCCGGCGCGTCAGTTACCACCACAGTCTTGCCCAGGATGTCCACAACAGTGACCGCACCGTACTCGAACAGTTGCTGAGCGTTGACAAGATTCTGGCCGATCAACTTGTGGTAGACCTGGCCGCTCATCACGTTGGCGACGATCAGACCGGAGCTATCGCCGAACTTGGCATGAGCGTCGTTCAGCACCGAGTAGTTCAGTCCGGTCTTGGCCGAAACGTTGACCGTTGCCAAAGCCTGATTACTGATGGCGGCCACTAGCGCGGCAATGGCGGTATTCAGCTGGTCCTGCAAGAGCGCCTCGGCGAAGTGGCGCGAAGCCACCTCGATGCCCTCCGCCGTAGGCTTCTCCAGCCATGTCATTTGCGACGGCTCGTAGCGGATCGGGCCGAAGCCGCCCGCGACCTTCACCGAGCTGTGCTTCAGCTGGGTCAGATCGGTGGGCGAGGCGCTGCCATTGGCAGCATAGCGATCGACACGACGACGGGCGCCGTGGATGGCTTGGTAGAACGATTCCTGGAGGAAGTCGCCTTCGAAGCCGGCCGTGGTCAGCATGATCGCGCCGCGCGAGGCAGCATTGAACTTCTGGATCTGCTGCCCAGCGTCTCGATGATCGCGGGCATGAAGTACTTGTTAAAAACCTGCATCTGCGAGATAGACATGAATTCTCCTCTATCGTTGTGCGGTATCAGCCCGAAAGCTCGGGGAATTTGGCCTTCAGGGCTGCCACGCGATCCTCGCGCGAGCCGCCCATGTTGCCCGTGCACTTACCGCCACCGTTTCCGCCCTGGCCGCCACCGCCGGTATTCGCGGGTGCAGTAATGAAGTGCTTGCCCTGATCGGTGCTCGCCCATTCCATGACGTGGTCGTCCAGTAGCTTGTCACCGATTACCGCTGCACCGTCCTTGATAGACGTTTGGCTGCGCAGCATTGCTTTGACGGCGTCCATGAAGTGCGGCGCCACGCCGGCCTTGGCCAGCGCGGTCGACAAGCCGCCATCGATCAGGTGCTGGGTCAAGGCGCCCTCCTTTTCGGTCAGGTCCTTGGTCAGCTTTTCGATCTGGCGGGCGCTGTCCTTGGTCGCCTTCTCCAGCTTGCCGGTCAGCTCCTCGACTTGGGTCTGGAGCCGGGCGTGCTCTTCGGGGTCGATCTCGGAGCCCTTGGCTTTCGCCTTCGCCGTGCGCAGCTCGGCGATCAGCTCCTTGTTCTTGGCGCTCAGCGCCTCGGTAGCCTCGGCAGTCACCTCTTCGATCAAGGCTTTGACTTCGGGGTCGTTACGGTCAAGCGGCATGGTGTTGTCCTCTGGACGGTTGCAGGGCACAGCCCCAAATACAAAAGCCCGCCGACACAGTCGGCAGGGCTAAGAAAGAAAAAAGGCCCGCGCAGTGGCGGGCCGGACGGGAATGGCTCAGATCATTTCAAAACGACGCGCTCACCGCGCACGAAACACAGCGCGCACAGCAGTACCTTCGTTCCGCCCGACCACGAGCGGCCAGACTCGAACACGCCAATGCGGGTCTCAATGACCTCGCGTGCACCACAGCGGTGACACTGGATCATGTCTTTCGGCTTCGGCAGGGCCTTGATCCGCTTCCGGATACGGTCCTTCTCCGTTTCCGCCGGCTTGGGAGCGTCGGGTACGAGGTGGAGAGGCATGCACACTATTTTACGCCGGCCCGGGCAAACGCGGCAGCATCCTTACGCCTCAGCTCGGCCAGCGTGAGATATACGCCTCGGTCGTTGTAGAAACTTTCCAGCTCAACCCCCCCCTTGCGGAACAGCGCGCCGCGGGTCGGACCCAGGATATCGTCCTGGATCGCGGCGGGCTGCCTGCGGAGCCACTCCGCATAGGTCGTTGTCGCCCGCACTTGCTCGCCCTTGCCGCGCGCGCTGTCTCGGTAGTCCTTCGCCGCTCTGGTGCCGATGAGCGGGTCATCTTCCATCCCCTTCAGGATCGGCACTGAGCCGCTGCGGCAACACCAATGTAGCTTGCCAGGGCCAGCGCCCCAAGGGACTCGGTGGCCGATCGGTTTGTGATCAGTCGTGTACTGCAGGCCATCGCGCAGCCGGCACATCTGGCTGGTGCGCGAGTCCAGCGTACTGACCCAGACCAGCGCGCCGATGATGTCGTCGTTGGCCTCGTACCAGCGATCTCGGGCAAGGCCGGCCGTGTGGCTGATTGCAGTGCGCACCACGGCTTCGGCGTTGCGTCGGTCGATCTCCAGCAGACCGTCAGCATAGCCCTTCGCCCGAGTGCCGCGCACGCGCTGCACCACCTGCTGAATGGTCTGTCCCTCCACATAGCCCATGCGCACGGCATCGCGGATTCGGCTGGCGCGCCCTGACTCGAGACCGGCCATCCATTCCCGCAACAGGCGCCCCTGGAATGGTTGAGCCATAGCGCCGACATAGACCTGCCCGGCCGTGACACCGCGCGTGGTGAACTCGATGCCCAGCGATTCGAATAGCTGGCTCTGGTAGCCGACCTCGTAGCCAGCTAGGTCACGCAGATCCTTCTCCAACTCGCCGCGCACCTGCCGGTACGCCTCGGCGTTCAGGTTACGGACGTCCTTCAGCACCGCATCCAAGCGCGCCACCGTAAAGGCGCTGGCTGGCAGACGTTCCATGGCCCGGGCCACCTGCTCGGCCAGGTCGATGTCGACGCGGTTTAGCAAGGCAATAATCCGACGCACCACCCCGTTGCTGTAACGCACCAGGTCGATGGAGTGCCGGACGGTGGCGTCATACAGCTCTGTTTGCAGGCTGGCCATCCTGGCCTCCCAGCGTGCCCAGCGCCGGGCCGGCAGCTTCGATGCGGGCTTGCTCTTCCTCGAATGTCACCCCGTCGTCGATGATGCCGCCGCGGCGCATGTTGTCGTAGAACGTTTCCGGGCTGATCGCCGCGGCCTGCAGCGCGCCCACCAGGGCGGTCAGGTCCTGGGCGGTCAGGCCGACCGGGAAGAACTCAGTGTTCAGCTTCACCTCGACGGTGCCCGAGCCGGCGCCTGCCCACTCGGCGGCCCAGCGGAAGGCCTTGGCCAGCGACCGACCCACGCCCAGGGCGATGCCGCCCAGCACGCTGTTCTCGCCGGCTCGGTGGATCTTGGCCGTCTCGGCCGCCTCGGCGTCGCGCTTCTCCGGTGCCAAAATGCGGGCGCCCAGGGTGGCCATCATGCCCTCCTTGCGCTCCAGGCTGACCTTGATGCTGTCCAGGCCCTGGCCGGAGAACTCCAGGTACTGAGCTCGCGCCTCGGCCTCGGAGAATACCCAAGCCTCGGAAGAGCCGATCTTCAGGGACTGGCCAGCCTGCAACTCATGCCCGGTAACAACCGCCGTGGGCAGCGCCGTGAAGTGCAGCGCGTGCTCGTAGTCGGCCGTGCCACGGTAGTGCGACATGTTCACATCGACCAGGTCGAGTAGCACAGGCTTCTGTGGGTCGATCGCTTCACCGTTGCGCCCTATCAGGACGAAGGGGATGTAAGGCAGCCGCTTGCCGTTCATCATCGGCGTGTACTCGAATGCCGGCGTGTTCAGGTCGGTGCGGTAGATGCGCACACGATAGGCACCGTCCGCCAGGTCGAGCACCCGGTACTGCGTCTTCTCCTCGGCGGTGAACTCGTCCTTCTGCTCGGTGTAGGTCTCGGCCAACACCACCAGCACCAGCTGGTTCACGCCGCTCACCCGGGCCGTGCGCCAGTTGATGATGGCCTCGGCCTTGTAGGTGGCCAGGTAGGGCCGCAGGCCGACCGCCTGGGCCTGGCCCACGGTCATGAACTCGCCGCTGGCCACCGGGTAATCCACCAGCACGCCCACGCGGGTGACGTCGATCACCTCCTTCACCACGTTCTCGATGAACGTGTCTACCGGCGTGCCCGCTAGGTCGGCGTCCTCGATCATCGGCTGCAGCGCCGCCGGCAGCGTCACGGTGGGCTCCTTGCGGAACACCATGCCGATCAGCGCTTCCTCGGTGCGGGCGGTGGCGCCGTAGAACAGCGCGCGGCCCTTGTAGGCGTCGTACTCCTCCTGCTCCTGCCCTGCCAGCTTGGGCAGGTACTTGGTGCCGGCCGCATGCACGGCGTCCTGGCCCTGCAGCGCGGTTCGGCAGCGCTCCCATCGCGGCTGGCTGGCCGTCCAGAGAGGGTGTTTGCTGTCGACGGGCATGATCAGGTTCCTGTGAGTTTGATGCGGCTCATGCCGGTGGGCGTGATCGGGTATCGGTGCACCAGGAAGTAGCCCTGGGCGTCGTTCGGGTGGTCGTGCCCCGTCGACTTGTCCGGCTCCCCGTTCTTGTCGTAGGCCTGCTGCTCCAGCGCCTCGGTCAGCGTCGGGCACCGGTCGGTATTGACCAGCCAGCGCCGGGCGCCTTCGTCGTTGAGCAGCATGCCGTTCACGGCGTTGATTCGGTCCTTCACGGCCGGGTTTCGGCTGTTCACCCGAACGGTGAACCCCGCCTTGCGCAGGATGCTCAAATCCGACTCACTGGCGTTTTTGCTGCTGGTATTCCCGCCGCTGGCGTCGGGGTAGATCGTGACGCCGTGGCCCTTGTCCTTGAAGCGCTCCTTGAGCATGCGGGCCATTTCCGGCGTGTCGCGCACCTTCGTCAACTCTCCCACCGTCAGCGGCAAGCCGGCCCGGATCACGTTGACCGTCGCCGTCATGTTCAGCACGTTGAAGTCCATGCCGATGTGCAGCTCTTCGTGCGGCTCCTCGGCGGCGTCCGTGTGGTGCAGGCGCCGGTCAAAGTTGGGGTACACGCTACCGCTGGTCAGGTTGGTGAACTGGCCACGCAAATACGCCGCGATCAGCTGCGGCGGATAGCTCGCCCGCAGCGACGGGATGTAGTCTTCCGGCAGGTTCTTACCGTTCTCGTAGGTGCTGGCTTGCACCAAGCCGTACAAGGCAACCAGATCGGGCCGCTCGCGCACCTGCTTGACGAACTGCTGGTAGACGAACTTGAACCCCTCGGGCGTCGTCGTGACGTCCACGCCGTTGATCAGGCCGGGCGCGGTGTGGCGCAGGCGAGCAATGATCTTTCGCCAGGCCAGCGCGGCCTTGTCCGTCTTCATGACGTCTAGCTCGTCGATCAGCCCCTTGCCGATCTTGAAGCCCACGATGTCGCCCGGCTTCTCCATCGACCGGCAGATCACCGTGCCGCGGTACTTGCGGCCAGCGAACAGGTGCACCTCCTTGTTCGACTCGTTGATCTTGGCTGCCAGCCCCCAGTCGTGGGCCACCTCCTCGATCGTCGGGTAGAAGATGTCCCGGATCTGTCCGTAGGTCGGCGCGAAGTAGCCAGAGTTGACCCGGGGAAACTCCCAGGCGTGGCGACACAGTCCGGCGCCACCTACCCAGGTCTTGCCGCTGCCGAAGCCGGCGACGAACGCGCGGAACTTGTGCGGCAGCGCCAGGAACCGAGCCTGGGGCTGATTAAGGCTCGGCATCGGGGACGCTCGCGTCCTTGACCTCGATCACGACCTTCACCGGCGGCGGCGCGTTGTCGTCGTTCGTGGAGTCCGGCTTGTCCCGCCAGCTATCCGGCGACCGATTCTTCAGATAGAAGATCATTGCGGTGACGTTTCCGCCCACTGCCGCGTCATACAGCGCAGACGACACATCCGCGATGCCGAGCGCCTTCCCTTTTTTAAGGGCCGCCTGGAGCTGTTCATTGCTCGCCTTGTGGCGGCGTAGAGTGCTGTAGGAAATTCCCAGCGCGGACGCAATCTGCTCTTCGTTCAAGCCCTTAGAGGCCAGCGCCTCTATCTGCCCTAGATCGGGCAGTTCTTTCTTCGGTCGTGCCATAAGCTCGCGGTCCCTCTGGGAGCGACGCCGCAGGCATCGATTCCGCGTTGAAAGTGATTCAGGATGCGCCCATCCGACTTACCCGCCAACGGAGCGAGCTGGGCGTGTGCGGTTCTCGTCTACCAGATCCAGCGACGAGGCCGGGGAGAAAGCCCCGCGCGCTTTGATATCCCGCGCGGGCGCCCGTCTGGCTAGGCGGTGTCCTGGGGCGGTGATTCTTGACAGTCCCGAGCCCGCAAAGCAAAAGCCCGGCCATCGGCTCGGGGCTTCGTTTCTGACGGACGCACAGCGCCCGCCATGGGCATCGGGTCACGTCCTTAGACGGTAGTCGGTCTGTCTTGGGCTGGATTATGCATAACAACGGCGTAGCGTGCAACAAAATCCTCGAAGTTGCTGACCGCCCGCACCAGCACGTCGTCGTATTCGCGCGATCGAAGGTCCAGCGCGCGACATGTTGCCCGCCAGTACGAGCGCGTCACGTAGTGGGCCCGCAGGATGTCGCGGTGCTGATGCAGCATGCGGTAGACCGAGTTGCGCCAGGCAGCCTCGATGAGACCTGCGTCGCTCTCGTCGAGCTCGCGCATATCTTCCTCGCCTCCCCATGCGCCCTGTCCTGCCCGCTTCGCAAGCCTGCGGCACACCTCGTAGGTAGGCGAGACAGCGTAATGCGGCCGGCTACGCATGACTTCGCCCCAGTTCTCGAGGCGGGCATGGAAGTCTGATGGCAGGCGATCCAGCAGCAGCTTGGGCGTCTTCATCGACCTCGTTCCTCGAAAAGTCGGCACCGCTGGCCTACCTGCATGCCATGACCGCAAGCCAGAATGCGGCGCCCGTCGAATTCGCTCTTGACCAAGCGGATATGCGCGCAGCCAGCGCAACTGCGCAACGGCGGCGGCTCTTGGCGGCGCTCTAGCACCTTGAGCGGGTCGCCGCGCTCGGACCGGCGGGCCCACGTCATGCTGCACGCTCCTGCGCTACCGCCCAGCTCAGAATGGCCAGGGCGTCGGCGTCGTTGTCGGTCTCGGGACGGAATCCGCGGGCCTTCGCCTCAGCGATCATGTCGGCCTTGTCGGCGTTGCCCTTCCCCGTCCAATGCTTCTTGATCGTGCCCACACCCACAGGCAACAGGCGCAGGCGATGGCTGTCGGCGAGCATTTCCACGATGCACAGGAAGGCGCCGTAGGCATGCGCCGCGTCCGTGCCGGTGTGCCGCTTCACATCCTCGTAGGCGATGGCGTGCACCTGGCGCTGGGTGATCACCTCGACCAGGAAGGAACGGGCGCGCAGCCAGCGCTGGCCGGGCGACCAGCTGGCGCGCGGCGTGAACACCTCGGTGCCGTGGGAGGTTCGGCCGTCGCGCCCGCGCACCGCCCAGCCCAGCTTCGTGCCCAGGTCCAGGGCCAGGATGGTGACGTTCGGGCCCAGCTCGGGCACCACCGTAGATCCAGCATTGGCGCGGCGTGGCGCGGCGTCGGGGGCCGTTTCAGCACCACCTCGCGCCCAGGGATCTGCGACGTCCGTGTTAATTTTTTCGAGGTCGAATGTGGGCACGCGCGCGTGGCTGCCCGCCAGCGTCCCCGCCAACGGGTCCAGCGGAACGCCTGCCGGCTGCCCGGCGATCAGGTCAACGTGCGTCATGCGAGGGCTCCAATCATGTCCAGGGGCTGGCGACGCTTGTCGCCGGTGAATTGCAGGCTGTCGGCGTGGCGCCAGAGCTGGATCCGCCCTTCCCATTCGCCGTGCCGATTCTTGTCGCAGATCAGCAACGTGTCAGGGGAGTCGTGCGTGTCGGCGGAGACTTCTCCGTCCTTGCGCAGCTCGGCCTCGGCGATCCGCTCCTTTTTCTTGTTCCGCCAGACGGTCAGCATCTGGTCGACCTGGTCGACGATGGCCCCCGAGCCCTTGGCCGAGAACTTCCCCGGCACCTGGTCCTCGTTCTCGCCCTTCTTAGCGTGGTGGACCAGGTGGATGTGCATCCGCAGGTCGCGCGCCAGCGTGCAGAGCATGTCCACGAAGTCCTTCTGGCCGTTGTAGTCATCCTCGCCCCGCACGCACTTCATCAGGCTGTCGATCACCATGTGACGGACCTTCAGGCGGTCAGCGCAGTACCGAATCACGGCGTACAGCATGGCCGGCGTCACGGTGCCCTGCTGGTCGTACAGCCACAGCCGGTCCCGCGACCAGTCGATGAGGCGGTCGACGGCCTGCACGCCAGGCCGGGCGTTCATCGCCGTTTGACGCAGCATGCGCTTCAGGGTGGCCTGGGGCTTCATTTCGAACGAGGCGATGCACACCCGCTCGCCCTGGGTAGCAAAGCCGATGCAGGCCTGGCCCAGCAGCTCGCTCTTGCCGTGGCCGTTGATGCCCTGCCACAACGTCACCTCGCCCGGCCGGAAGCGCAGCAAGTCGTGCGTCTTGGACCAGGGCAGCTTGGCGCCCGTGATCTGATCCCCGTGCTCAACGGTGCGGACCAGGTCGTCGCGCCACGCCTCGGCGGCCAGCACCTTGGCCTGCGGCTCGGCCTCGGCCATGTAGGCCTGGAAGTCGACGTCGTTGGAACTGATGATCTGGCTCATACCCGAAGCTCCTGTAGGTCGGCGGCCGGATCCCACAGCAGGATCCCCCACTCGCCCGATGCGATCGCCTTAGCGGGCGAGAAGTCGCGGACGCGGCGCAGCAGCTGCATTGCCCTGGAGCGTGACGGCGCAACGATGTGGACGACCAAGCCGACCACGACGCGCAGGTCCAGCGCCGCGGCGTTCTCGTCATCGTGGATGTGGATGTCCGGGAACCCTACCCAGCGCCCGTTCGTCATCTGCCCGAGCTGGGCTTCGGGGTGCGTGAAGCGCCCGCAGGGCTGTTCGGCAGTCAGGCAGGTCAGCCAGACGTCGGTGGGCCGGTAGCCACCCATGCGGGCAGCGATGAGGCTCTGGTGTCCTATCACACTGCCCCCGTCCATGGCTGGTCGCTCCCCAGGGCCCCCTGCAACGCCGCGTCTGCCTTCGGCGGGTAGAACGTGTCCCAGGCATGCAGGATCGACTGGTCCATCATCGTCGCCACGTCGTGGCCAGCAGCTCGCAGCGCGTCCAGCTTTGTCACGGCCAGCTTGCGGGCTGCGTCGGTCATGGGCTTTTTCTTCTTCCGCCGCATTTCCTCGAACTGCCGCCAGGGGTCAGCAGGGATCCAGTCCGGCAGCCTCCAGCCCTCGGCCCCCGGCAGGGGGCTTTGGGGGTTATCTTTTTCTTCTCTACTCTTCTCTTCTCTAGGCGTCACTTTTGCGTCACGCGTTACGTTACGCGTGACGTTACGCGTGACGTCACTTTCTAGCTTCTGACGCTCGCGATAACGCTGCTGTCGAGCGGCTGATTTCGACTTGGGAGACGCGTCCGGATCAACGTTGTGATCCTCAAAAAACCTCGGAAATACAAGGCCTTCCGCAGTGCTGACGACCCAGCCAACGGCCTCCATTGCAGCGCCCATTCCAGGCAGATCGGCAATGTCGTCCAGCACGCTTGTGGTAACGGCGCGACATACAAGATCGGTGCCTTCGGCCTTGCCACGCAGCCGCATGACACCCCATACCGAAACCAGCGCTCCTACCGTTACGTTACGCATAACGTTACGCGTGACGCTCATGTGACGCTGGCAATGTTGATTCACGTAACGCGCGAGTTCGCCGTCTTCGTTCATCAAGATATCGGCCATCACGCAAATTCTTGGATCCCTGTAGAGATCCGTCCGCATCTTGATCCAGTCATTGGCCATTACGCGGCCTCCTTCATCTTGTCGTCGTTCGCGGTCAACTTCGCAGCGCAAACGGGTTCCCACCGCGTGTAGCCCCAGTCCCAGGTGGCACGCTTGTGCTCGCGGTCAAGGCCGCTCTGGTCGTACAGCGTGTGGCAGTGGTAGCAGGCGGGAACGGTGAAACGGTCAGGCACCTTCAGGCCGGTGCCCTTCCCCTGGTTCTGGTGCGCCGGCACGACCGTTGGGTCGCCCTTGTAGCTGCAGCACCCGGCGAATTGCTGGTAGCAGCGCTCGCCGCGGCAAGCGGCCAAGTACTTGGGGTCGTGATAGCCCGGGCGTTTCTTCGGGGCGCGGCGCTTGATGGCGGCGCGCGCCAGGCCCGTGGAGGCGCGCAGCGGGGTCTTGCGGGACATGGGCGTGCGGCGAGCGAGGTTCATGCCCAGCTCCTGCAATTCGCCACGACCGAGACGTTGGATTCAGACACGCCGAAGGACCGCGCAAGGTCTTTGAGCTTTTCGCCGGCGGCCCGCCGTGCGCGGATCTCGTTGACCTGCGCAATGGTCAGCTTCGCCATGGGATGATGCTCACCGCCCTGCCGCATGCCGACAGCGCGGCCCTTGCGGGCCATGTCTGCCTGGTTCTCAGCGGGCGTGCCCAGGAACAGATGCTCAGGGTTCACGCATGAAGGTGTGTCGCAGGTATGGCACACGTACATCCCAGCGGGGATGTCACCGACCAGCAGGCGGAACGATGCGCAGTGAGCCCCGATGTACTTGCGGTCCAGGTAAAAATTGCCGTAGCCGGTGGCCTTCTTGGCCCCCTTCCATTGCCAGCAGCCCTCTGCGCGCTCGACCTTCGACAGGAATCTTTCGAGGGCAGTCATCAGCGCACCCATCCCGGCACATCGACCGGCTCAGACCACTGCACGCCCTGCTCCGCGCCAAAGCTGTACAGAAATTCGATGGCATCGGACATTTCGCGGATTGTCATGGAGCTGGTGCGCTTGCCCAGAATGACGAAGCCACCGCGCAAACCGGCCGCCATGCGCTTTTCCTGCATGAGGCTGGCCACAACCACCGCCTTCCAGTCACCGACGCTCAGGTGCTCCATCTTGCCGTTCACAGGCCATTCAACCTGGCGCGCGACGTCGGCGAGCATGGCGTGTAGCTTTGCCGACTGGCCCAGCGTGCGCGTGGGTTCGACCGGCGGCGCGAAATAGTGTCCGTCCGGAGCCGCGTCGATGTCGCGGTGCGCGCGCTGGCGCGTGCGGGAGTTCAGCGGATACCGCATGCCTACCTCGTCCCACACTCGCCCATGCCGGCACGCGCGCAGTGGCAATTTGCCCCGATCTTGGCTCCGTAGGCCAGGAAGTCCATGTAATCGGGGCTGGTAACCACCATGCCCAGGACCTCGATCGCAGCGTCGATCTTGTCGATCGTCAGTCCCATCTGGCCAGAAAGAAAGCGGCTGACCTGGCTGTCGTCCCAGCCAAGCCGGTCACGGGCCTTCGCGCGCGTCGACGGGTCAGTCAGCGCTTGGCGAAAAGCCCGCTCCATCGAGGGCTTTTGCATGTGGAAATGCACCGGTACAGGCGCGTTCATGGTCGTTCAACCTTCTGCAAAAAGAGCTGCGTGCGATTGCACGCGGGGCCGCGCAAACTGGCGGCATCGATACAACGGAGTCGCGGAATGACCGAAACCGAAAAACTGCTGAACCACGCCCAGGAAATCGCCAGGCGTGCCTTCGATGACCCGTCGGAAAAGACGGTCATGGACCTTTTCGACGAGCTGCGCGCCGAGCGCGACCGCCGGGCCTGGGAAGGCTCTGACGCCGCCGGCGCGACGGTGCACTGAATCATGGTCATCGAATTGGGCAGACAGCCCCCTCCTCGTAAACTGGTAGGTCTCATCCTTACCAGCCAGAGACAAGGAGCCGAGCATGGAAGAGCAAGAACTGCGGCATCGGCTGGCAGTTGCCGAAGGGAACATCGCGGGCCTGGTGGCGGTCATCGGCGCCCTCGTCCGGCAGCTGCCAGAAGAGCAACGGCTACACCTAGAGGCGCGAGCAGAAGCAATGTTCGAGCCGCTCGAAGCAGCGATGCTCGGCGACGCCGATCCGTATTCGGACTCATCGCTTGCCGGTCTGCGCAACGTGCGGACCATGCTGAGCGATTTGCTTTCCAGAAGCGCGTAGCGGCATCGCTGTCCATGTCAGGCCGCCTCCTGCTGCGCCGGTGCGGCGGTGGCCAATCCAGCATGGGGGCTTCGCTCAAGGTAGGCATTGGCAGCCTTGCGGAGCTTCTTGGCCAAGCAACGAACGCGCTGCTTGTATCGATCCGGAGCCAGCAAATCGGGCCGCTTCAACGCAAGCCACTGCCGAGCTGCGAAGTGGAAAACGTCGCCGCTGTTGGCCGGCCACAGAGCGTCCCCGCCGAACGTAGAATCGGAGACTCTTACACCTTCCTGATCTACGCCGGGGGAACTCGCTTGAAACTTTTCGACCGCATCGCCCTTTTCCTGTGGCGGGACAGATACGACTACGACCCGACCCGCGGATGCCCAGGTGAGCAAAACAACATTTCCCTGTGGACCAGGCTTCGCCCCGCGCGAAAGCGCCTCATCGCGGTACTGCTGAATGGGCAGCTTTGGCTGGCGTTCATCGGTGGCATGTTCGCCCTGGGCGCTGCCCTGCTCCCCGGATACCTGGACCGAGTCAAAACCGACCAGCAGGTGAATACGAACGCCGGGGAATTGCTGCTGCGTTGCGTTCAGGAAGCCGACCATGTCCTCAGATGCAGGCCAGTCTCGGACGGACAGGATGAGATCGTCTCCGGCGTGGACGGGCCGAGCCTCAACTCGAATCGGCCTAGGCACGAAAACCCGGCGCAGGACGTTAAGCATGAGTAACCTCCTGCTGGGCCTGGGCGGCCAGCTCGGGCCAGACGCGGGGCCAGTCGCCGGGACGCAGATCACGGCGGCTTACTTCGCCGCCGGTGGCCCGCTCTATCGCTGCGCAATGCTCGACCGGAACAGGTCGGCGGCCCGTGCGCCACTGATAGACGAGTGCCGGGGACACTCCGACCTCGCGCGCCAGCGCTGCAGCACTGGTGGCGTCTTCCCGGTTGAGATAGCTATTCAGGTCCATGGCCCAAACTATAGCGTTGCTATAGCTCAAACACAAGCCATGCTACAGAATAATTTGAATAGCATCGCTATATGAGAATTTGGACCATCGAGGAAGAAGCGGCGGCGCTGCGCGAACGCTTTCAGGGCGTCAACCGCGCCGCGTTCGCGCGCGACCATGAGGTCAAGGGTGGGCAGGCGATGATCTACCAGCACATCACCGGCCGCCGCCCTATCAGCATTGAGGCTGCCATGGCCTACGCGGCCGGCTTCAATTGCAAGCTCGAGGAAATCAGCCCTCGCCTTGCGCTGGAGGCACAAAAGGCGGCCGCGTTGTCGTCTGAGACGATCGCGCCTCAAGTCTCCGAATCCATCGTCTGGCCCTTCCCCTCGATTTCCGAGGCGGACGTGCGCTCCTTAACCCCTGGCCAGCTTGGACAGCTGGAAGGTGCCATTGCCCTGGCGATCGGACAGCTGCGGCTTGGCGTGGATGTTGCGCCGGCCCGACGTGCTGCAGCGCCAGCGCCACGACCCGGCGACCTGGTCGACATCGAAGCCGCGGCGGATGAGTTTCCGATGCGTATCGGCGGCGTCCCCGCGCCATGGGAGCCAGGCGGCACGACTACCAGGCAGATGGAACGCCATAGCCAGGGCCTACGCATCAGCCAGGCGGTCAATGTCGGGCACGTTGAAGACTCGGGCTACTCCGCGAACGACCACGAATTCATTCCCATCCCCGAGCTGGACGTGCGCCTAGCGGCGGGCAAGCTCGGCATCGAGAACTATCAGGAGACAGAAATTGGTCAGATTCTGCTCCGCCGGTCATTCCTCGAGTCGTTCAAGCGGCCGATCAAGCGCATGCGCATCTGCTATGGCAATGGACCTAGCATGGAGCCCGTCATCCGCCATCGGAACCCGATGCTTGTAGATGTCCACCCTGTATCGCTGGATGAAGTGCAGCCGCGTTTCGTCTATGCCATCAATCGGGGAGGCAAGATGATCGTGAAATGCCTGGAGCGCTGGAAGGATGGGCGGTGGATGGCCATTTCAACCAATCCTGACCCAGACCATCATCCGTTCCCGCTGGCCACCGATGACGGCGGCGAGGTACGAATCATAGGCACCGTGCTCTGGTCACCCTACGATCTACGCAACGGAGTGGACGAGCGACTATTGCAGGGCTGGCATCAGGCCTCGGGATGGTGAGGCTGGGCAGTGGGTGAGAGCGTAACAGTTTGATGGGCGAAGTGTAGCTATCCCGCCATGCACAGATTTTCATTTTTTGCACGCACTCTATTGTTTTTTGCGTGCAACATGGCATAATGCACGCACCAAAATAAACAAATGGTGATGCACATGGCGGAAAAGAAAGTGGCAGGACGAGCCGCAGGTGGCGCGGCACGGGCGAAAAGCCTCACTGCTGAGCAGCGGTCTGAGTCCGCACGCAAGGCGGCAAAGGCGAAGGCTGCAAAAGCCAAACTGCCCATCGCTACACACGGTTCGACTGACCATCCCCTGCGGCTTGGCGACATTGATATCCCTTGCTATGTTTTGGAGGATGGGACTCGGCTCTTATCCCTGACGGGCCTAAACGGCGCCCTGAAGATTTCCTCCGGTTCTACTCGGTCAGGGGACAGCCGTCTGGTCCAATTTATCGAATCGGACAGTATCCGCCCCTACGCAAAAAACCAGCTTGCTGAGGCTTTGCGGAAACCAATCGAATTCATCCCGCCGCATGGCGGCCGTTCAGCCCACGGGTATCCGGCAACCGTGCTCGCCGATATCTGCGAGGGGGTGTTGGCTGCACGCGAAGCCGGCCCTCTGACTGCGACCCAGCAAGCAATCGCTAAGCAATGTGAAATTCTAGTGCGCGGCTTCGCTCGCGTAGGGATTATTGCCCTGGTCGATGAGGCCACCGGCTATGAGAAAGACCGTGCGAAGAACGAGCTGGCCAAGATTCTCGAGGCGTTCGTCGCTAAAGAATTGCAGCCGTACGTGAAAGCGTTTCCCACCGACTACTACGAACAAATGTTTCGCCTGCGAGGCCTCAAGTACCCGCCTGATAATCCTCGTTTCCGGCCCCAGTATTTCGGCGTCCTGACCAATGACATTGTCTATTCGCGGGTGGCTCCGGGCCTGCTCGAAGAGCTAAAAAAGCAGGCGGCCAAGGACGAAAAGAAGGCACACTTGCACCGACGTCTTACTCAGGAAATTGGACATCCGAAGTTGCGCGAGCACCTGGCGTCGGTCGTGACGGCTATGAAGCTCTCATCGGATTATCCGGACTTCATCACTAAGTTGAATCGGCTGCATCCCCGATTTGAAGGCCAGTCCACCCTTGATCTGGAAGACGCTGACAAAGGTTGAACGCCACGCCCTAAAAAGCAAGCCACCTCCGGGTGGCTTTTTTATTGCCCTGCCCGCCCCGAGCGGGCTTTTTTGCGTCAGTTACAAAAATACTGTAGCGATGCTATTGCATTGAATCTGTAGCGTTGCTATATTTCTCCCAACGCCTCACCGAGGCAGCGCCCGCCACCCGGCGGGAGGGCAAAGGGAGAAAGAAATGGAAGCCAAGTTGATTGAGCGGGTCGCGCTCAATGACGAGTTTCAAGCCGCCTGCCAGCGCTATGCGCATGGCAACGGCTCTTCGATGGCAATTGCCGGGGAAGCACTGCGCGCCGCGGGCATGCCCGAACTGCTGCAGGCCGCGGTGCTTGTCCGCGACTACCTGCACCGTAACGGCACGCGCCAGGGCGACGTGCCGCTGGCACTGATTGAAGCCATCCGCGCCACTGGCGCCGCCTAACCCCCACCCGCCCCGGTAGGGGCTAGGAGATAACTGTGTCCGATACCAAGGCCACCCTCAAATTCGAAGTCACGCTCGCTGATCTGCGCCGCGATGGTGCATGTTTCGAGGGCTACAACAAGGTCGTCCGTGCCGTTCAGGGCCGTGAGTTTTCCGGCGATGACAGCGAGCGCGAAAGCTATATCAAGTTTTCACATGCCGAGCCGGTCGCGTTGACGGCCATCCTCGCAAGCAACGGCCTGGATGACGCGCTGTGGGCGCTTCGCTGCGTGCCCGGTGTTGATCGCGATGCGCGCCTGTTCGCCGTCTGGTGCGCTCGCCAAGTTGAACATCTGATGACGGATCAGCGAAGCAAGGACGCGCTGGACGTGGCCGAGCGTTTCGCCAACGGCGAAGCCACCGAGGAAGAGCGGGACGCTGCCAGGGCCGCTGCCTGGGACGCTCAAAAAGAGATGTTCATTGCCATGTGCGAGGGCCGTGCGCCCTGGCAGCAGACCACTTGACCTTCCCCACCCGCCCCGGGTGCCGGGGACAGGAGACACCATGGAAACCACTTACATCAGCGATGAGCAGGCGGTGCAGGTAATGGCCCAGCTCGGCGGTTCGTTCATGAAGCAGCTTGCCCGGCTTTGGATGACGGCCGACCCGCTGCGGCGCGCGCGCCTGAAAGAGGCGTTCCGCGACGACTTCGACCGTTACCGCGACATGGCTGCACGGTCGGACGAGGCCTGACCATGCTTCCCCTCACCTACCCCACCGAGTGCGGCACGGCTGCGGTCGTGCGCCCGCTGACCGACGCCGAGCGGCTGGCCGAGCTGCGGCGCGACCTCGATGCCGACCTGCATTACGCCCTGGTGGCGCAGCGCTGCGTGCGCTGGCCCTATGGCGATCCGGAGCTGGTCGCCGAAGCGCTGTACGCGGCCACGATCGGCGATGCGCAATCCGAAGCGGCGTTCTCGCTGCTGGTCCGTGCCGCGGCGCGCGGAGAGTCCGCGGTGTCGGTCGGCACGCTGTTTGTCGAGTGGACCAAGCTGGCCCGCGCCCGACTGCTGGACACGCTGGTCGAGCTCACCGAAGACGGCCAGCGCGTCACCTTCGGGAGCCGGCAATGAGCCGCCGCCTCATCGCCTACCTGCGCGCCACGCGCCTTGACCTGGACCTGGCCGGATACGCCGCCATGGTCGCCGCGCTGGCGGTAGCCACCGGCCTGATCGGCCCGACCCTCGACGCCCGATCCACCCTCACCGCCTGCGAAGGCTGCGGCAAGACCGCAGTCGCCGCGAAGGAATAACCCTTGAACAACCTCGCCGTCATCACCCAGGACATTTACAACGCCCGCGAGTCCTTCGCGGCCGTGCTGACCGATCAGAGCATCAGCTTCGAGAAGGAAGCGGGCTTCGCCATCCAGGTGCTGCAGAACAATGACTACACCCTGAAGGTCGCGACGGGCAACCGCCAGTCTGTGATCAACGCGGTGACGAACGTGGCCGCGATTGGCATCAGCCTGAACCCCGCGAAGCGCCAGGCGTACCTGGTGCCGCGCGACGGCCGGATCTGCCTGGACATCAGCTACATGGGCCTAATCGACCTGGCCGTGGCTACCGGCTCCATCCGCTGGGCCCAGGCCGAGCTGGTGCGTTCCGCCGACACGTTCGCCCTGAATGGCTTCGATGCCCCGCCCACGCACGTCTTCAATCCCTTCAGCAAAGAACGGGGCGAAATCATCGGGGCCTATGTGGTGGTCAAGACCGCCGACGGCGACTACCTGACCACGCCAATGAGCCGGGACGAAATCGACGGGATCATGAACCGGTCCCAGTCGGTGAAGTCCGGAAAGTCGTCGCCCTGGAAGACCGACTACGGCGAGATGGCCAAAAAGACGGTGGTGAAGCGCGCCTACAAATACTGGCCGAAGAACGACCGCCTGTCGGAGGCGATCCACCACCTGAACACAGACGGCGGCGAAGGCCTGGCCACCACCGCCAGCGCGCCGGTCGATCCCGACCTGCTGCCGCGCCTGCGCAAGGCCGTGGATGCGGCCCGGGATGCCGCCGCCCTGGAGAAGGTCTGGAAAGACGGCTTGGCCGAGGTGCGCGCCACGCGGGACATGGCCATCTACAACGCCTTCAAGTCCGCGGTGGCGGCGCGAGGCGCCGTGCTGCGCGGCGAGGCGGTATCCACCGAACCCCCGCCAGATGACGGCAAGACCATCGACGAGCCGCCCCGCGACCCGTCCGACGACGGCTTCGGCCGCGATGACCAAGGAGGTATCCAGGAATGAACCGCTACATCCTCTCCCCCCATGAGCAGGGCAGCGACGGCTGGCTGCTGGACCGCTGCGGCCGCGTCACCGGGTCGCGCGCCGCCGACATGCTGGCGATGACGGCCAAGAAGGAATGGTCGACCAAGCGCGCCGACTACAAGTTCGAGCTGGCCATCGAAGTACTGACGGGCATGCCCCAAGGCAGCGATTACACCAGCAAGGAAATGCAGTGGGGCATCGATCAGGAGCCGTTCGCCCGCATGGCCTACGAAGAAGCGTCCGGCAATGTCGCCATCGAAAGCGGCTTCATGTACCTGCCCGACGTGGCGGCCGGATGCAGCGTTGACGGCCTGTTCGTGGAAGACGGCCGGCGCGGCGTGCTCGAGACGAAGTGCCCGAAAAGCACCACGCACATCCGCTATCTGGAAGCGGGCACGCTGCCGGACCAATATCGCCCGCAGTGCCTGCACAACGTCTGGGTCACCGGTGCGGAGTTCGCCGACTTCGTGTCGTTCGATCCACGGTTCCCGGAAGAGCTGCAGCTGTTCGTCTGCCGCTTCACCCCAACCGCCAAAGAGCTGGCCGACCACGAAAAGGCCGTTCTCCAGTTTCTGGCCGAGCGCGACGAGCTGGTCGCCCAGTTGAAGCGCTTGGCCGCCTGATCTCCCTGGGCGGCGCCGCCACCAACGGAGGAATCCCCAGGCGCCGCCCGCCCTATTACCCACGTAGCACCACTTGGTGCCCTGCCCCATGTTCAGCATCAACCAACAAGAGTGCCGCATGCACTTCGACTCCAACACCAAGAAAGACGACCAACCGTCCGCCACTCTGCAGTTCACCTACCGCACGAGCAACGATGTGCTGTCGGAGTTCAGTCCGGATTTGAAATCGTCCCTCTACCGCCGGCCGTCTGAGGGCCTACGGCAACGCGATCAACGCGGTCCAGGCGCAAATCTTTATCGAAGAATGCATGAGGTGCATATGACCACCCCCACCCAAGCCGCCCAGGGGAATGCCTGGAACTGCTGGCCCTGCTGGCCGCGCATCTGCCGCTGTGGCGATCCCAAGACGCTGGAGGAATGCCAGGATGGACAAGGACTTGGTGACGCTGATGTGGGCGGGCTGCGCGATATGCGGGAAAGCCCCGCCCACGCTCGATCCACTGCCTGACGGATGGACCTGGGATACCGAGCAACCCGATAACCCCTGGCTGTGGTGCCCGCATTGGCATCTGCCCCATGGGTGCAAATCGATCGACAAGGAAAGGAAATGACCACCCAGAACAACGCCGCCCAGTCCGTGCTGACGGACGAAGAAATCCAAGACATCGCCGACCTATTCGATATCTATGGCGAGAAGCCGGAATTCGCTCGCGCGGTCGAATCCACCCTGCTGTCCAAGCTGCGCGCCCCTGTACCGGACGGCAAGCGGCCAGACCTGGACTGGATAGAAGGCGTCCGCGTTACCGATACCGTGGGCCGTGGCTGGTGCGTGCGGATCGACGGCACCGACATTTACGAAGATGCGAACCGCTACGGATGTAAGGGCCGCAAGTCCTTTCAAATCGCATCGGGATTGTCCAACAAACAGGAAGCCGAGCGCGCCGCCTTGGAATGGCTCGACCGTCAACGCGCCGCCCTGGCAAGCGCCCCTGTAGCCGATGAGCGCGCGCTCCACATCAAGGCGCTACAGGATCTACGCCTGGGCGTAGAGATGGACCAGCACTGCATGGAGGACGGCGATGCGAAGCTCGCAGCCCTTGACGCCGCCATCACTGCCTTACGCTGGTCAGCCGGCGCGTTGCAAGCGCTCAATATCGAAGCCGACAAGATCACGCTGGATGGTGAAACCCGTACCGTTGGAGATATTCTGGACCACGCTGATCGGGCCCTGGCAAATGCCCCTGTAGCCGGGGAGGCGCAGCCGGTGGGGTGGTTCCAAAACGACGCGGGAAAAGGTGAGCCTCCCCACTACTCGCAGGTTTCGGACGAGTACGCGGGGGAGTTGGACGTTTACCCCTTCTATGCCGCGGCCCAGGCCAGCGCCGAGGCGCGCGATGCTGCCGCTGTACGCGATACCGGCAAAGATCGTCTGTCGTTCCACATCTGGGCGCTGGTGCACGGCATGGATATCACGCCCAACGATTCGTGCGGCTATGTCAGCCCGCTCACGCAGCGCGCATGGATGCGCTGGAATCCTCCGGCACCCGCCGCCCTGGCCGCGCAACCGGGAGCTATTCGAAATCCTCTAATAGCTGAACCATCTGGAAATCCCGGAGAGCTGGAGCGTGCCGGGGACGCCCCGCGCGAAGACGACATGCTGACCATCGCTTACCTCGCACGAGCGCAGGCAGAGAAGGAACGCGCCGCCCTGGCCGCGCGCAAGGAGGGGGACGCCCTTTCTGCCACCCAGACCGAACAAGGAGAGCAGGATGCGTGAACGACCGATACTTTTCAGCGGCCCGATGGTGCGCGCCATCCTGGCCGGCACAAAGACACAGACGCGGCGGGTAGCCAAGCCCGTTCGGCACCCCGACCTGGGCAACGTTTATACCCCCGGCGCCCTGGCACTGGAACGCGAGCCGCAGCATGTTATCGACCGTACATGCCCGTACGGACAGCCTGGCGACCGCCTATGGGTGCGGGAGACGTGGAACCGTTTCGAGCCATGGAGTGGTACCCACTACGCGGCCAACTATGACGGCTTCGGCATTGGCCCCGATGACGACCCTGACCACATCCCCGATCACAAAGTGCGCTGGCGCCCCAGTATCCACATGCCGCGCGCAGCCTGCCGCCTGGTGCTGGAGGTGACCGGCGTGCGCGTGGAGAGGTTGCAGGACATGACGCTCGACGATCTCTGCGAAGAGGGAATAAGCGAACTGCTGGAGGATCCAGACAGCGTGCCGGGTCGGGCCTTCAGCCGTGCAGAGCATGCCGCCATTGGTGGGGTGCCGATGCAGCACATCCCAGAAATGTACGGATTCGCAGCCCTCTGGGACTCGCTGAATGGCTCCAGTTCCTGGAGCGCCAACCCGTGGGTATGGGTCGTCGAGTTCCGCCGCGCCGGCACCAAGGACGGAGCCAGCCATGCCTGACCTGCCCTACCTCGCCCTGCTGGGCATCGCCGTGGGCGCCGTCGTGGCGCTGGCCCTGGCCCTGCACCGCTGGCTGAGCCGAGAAATCGAAAAGGAAGAACGGGAGGAATAGATGGAAGACCGCTTTATCACACACACCGAAATCGCCAGCCTCCTGCAGCTGAATCCCGCGCATGTTCGTGACAGGCTGACCAAGCGGAAGGACTTTCCCCGCCCCTTCATTTTCGGCGGCGCGCGCCGCTGGAAGTACAGCGAGGTCGAGGACTGGATCGATGGCCGGCGCCAGGCTCCCGATGGCAGGCGCGCGGCTTAATCCAGCTTCTTGGCGATATCCGCGGCAGACTCTCGGTAATAGATCATGAGGCTGCGCGGATCCCGGTGTCCGACCATCCTGGCCAGTTCCAGGATGGACAGCTTCTTCGATAGCCTCGTGAGTGCTGTAGCGCGGGCGTCGTGGAACGTGGCCCCGTCGACTTCAGCGATGGCCTTACCCTGCCGGAAATACACGTCACGCAGCGCCGGCGTGATCGTGAAGACCTTGGCATCGTCCAGACCCGCCAGGCTCTTGAAGAGCGCCACGGCCCGCGACGAGAGAGGCACCGCACGCCGATCGCCATTCTTCGTCTGGTCCAGCTGCGCTACCCGCTTTTTCAGGTCTACCTGCGAGTGCTCCAGCGACAGCAGCTCGCCTGATCGCATGGCGGTTTCGAGGGACAGCAGGAAGCAAACGGCTGTCTGCTGGCGGGCGGTAACCACCTTCTGCCCCTCCTCCCAGCCGAGCGCCAATACGAGGCGGTCTACTTCGTCCTGGGTGTAGATTCGCTCACGATGACGGCCCTCTGGTGGCATCGTCAGGTCCAGCCAGGGATCATCCTTCAGGTTTCGCCATTCGCGCCTGGCGTAGCCCCAGGCGGCCCGCAGGAGGGCAATATCACGCCGTACCGAGACGGGCTGCACCTGCGCCAGCCGGCGATCACGCCATGCGCCGAGGTCCGCAGTGCTGATGGTGTGGATGAGCTTGGCGCAGAGATCCGCCTCTTCTTTCAAGAAGCGCGCGATCCGGACCCGCTCCCAGCGGTGCCCCTTGTTCCGAGGGGAAATCTCGTCGCAGTAGCGCTGTAGCACTTGCGCAACAGTTTTCGGGGTGATACCCCCGACGGCGATGGTCGCCAGCTCCGTTTCTCGGGCCGCGGCCCACTCCTGGGCCTCACGCTTCGTGGGAAACGTCTTACTCTCACGGACGCCGGCCTTATTTATTTCAGCCCGCCATGTGTCCCCGCGTTTGCGGTACGTCCCCAT